GCTATACTAACACGGGTTCTTACACGATTGGATATCTAACCTGTAAGTTAATCTCTCCAACTCCATAAGGTACTAAAAGTCCTTCATCAGTTGTGATTGATTGTACGAGAATTTCTGTTGTTTCTAGATTTTGTTCAGTGTCGTATACTAAGACTCTATTTGAATCTACACACTGCTCTATGTCTTCTAGTAGCTGTTCGAGCTGCTCCTGTGTATCATCTTCACTACGAACATAAGCTTTAATAGCTATGTTTAGGAACCCCCATGCAAAGTCTCCGGGCATGTATTCGCGGGCTTCACTACCAGGGGTTACATATATGCTGGGAAAATCTTGTATTTCGTCCCAGAATTTTAATTTAGCATAAGCATTCTGGTATACATTAGATACATAGGGTGGGGTACCGTCTATTAGCTTTAGTTTTTCTACTAGAGCCTTAGTAATTTGTGTGCGCTTAGTCATGCTAATACGGCCCTCATTCTAGTTATCATTTGTTCTTGCATGATTTCACGGATTGATTTGGAGATTAACGCTTTAGGGTCTCTACTCCGTGGATATTGTTGCCGACCGCCTTCACTAAATGTAGCATATGGATACTTCATATAAGTATAATATGCAGTAATCATTCCCTCACGGCCTTGAGTTACATTATTTATTTGTACACTTTCAGCAAATCTACCGGTTCTATAATTTAAAATATCTTTACGACTACCGTCACCCATATTTTGACGAACTTGTGCAGTTATTTTAGAATTCAGAATATTTTGCAAACTATTTAGAGATTTAATGACTACAGTTTTAGGGGATTTAATATTAATAGATTTAATATTTGGTTTTTTTAACTTTATAGTAGGCGATTTAATTTTAACATTATTTTTAATACTCTCTGTTAAACGCCTTGAGTTAGCCGAATATTCTTTTGTTTTACCCGTATCTAGTATATCATAAAATATATCTCTAATTGCTTGCTCTGTACTTTTTGAACCACTTGCTTTTGTAAATATACTTAAGAATTGTTCTTTTGTAAACTCTTGCTGCATACTTTTTTCTAGAGCAGCATTAATACTTTCAGAAAATTCATCTTTATCAATAATATTTTGTAAGATATTGATAAAAGACGTTTTGATTGCTTGTGCTACTTGACCTTTAAACTGATTTACAGCTCTAACTTCAAAAGTAACAGCTACTTTGCTTTCTGTAGCAGTAATTTTTCTACTAAAATTAATTACAGTATTAGCCTCTAAATTAATTACGCTACTTTTTAAAAGCTGGTCTCCTAATTCTCCAAGACCTCTAACTCCTGCTTTTGTTTGATATGCACTACTTATAGCATTTTTTATATCTTCTAAAGTATTTAAGTTTTGTGATCTTACATATTGTTTGAATACTGGAGCTTTTTTCAAAAATTGGATTAAACCTTTTCTATCTTGAATTTTATCTAATTCTTCTAGTGCTCCAGTATATGCAGAAATTAAAGCTATTGTTTTTCCAATTTCTTCTAAATTTTTAGGAGTGAGCTGTACTTGTGAATATTCTGATACTGTGCCAGTAAATCCTTCAAATATTTCTGTTTGTGCTTTTTGTTTTGAAGCTATAGTTAAGTTTGCAAAAACGTGACCAGTATCAATTCCAATATCTTTTAAATCAGTAAAGTGATCTAAAAATTTACTTTTTAAAGTTGTGGCTATTTTTCCAAAAGTAACATTACTCATACCTTGAGTTTGCAAAGCTTCTAGGGCTTGGGCGTACTTTTTATTAAATTCGCTTTCAACTTTTTGATTAACTAATGCTATTTGGCTTTTTAATGCCTGCACATCTTGGGTAAAGTAGTGTGTGGCTTCTTTATTTAAATTATCTCTAAACTCTTTATTGCTTTTTAAGGAGTTTAAATAATTTTTAAATAATATTTGAAGTGTAATATTTGCCATTACGCATAATCCGCCATGTATAAGTCAAATATACGACGAATATGAGCAGGTAAACTACTACTGATTACATATTCAATTTGAGTAGTATTTGTACCAGCTGCTTTTGTAGACTTAATTGCTGCTTCATTATCTTTGTAATAAGTAAGCAGGTCCATACATCCCATTTTTAGGTCTTCTGGTACAGCCTCATAGCCACCAAAATATGTAACCTTATATCCACGAATTAGCTTTTCAAACCTTCCGCTTGGATGTATGCAAACTATTTCATCACCATCAGCTACCCAGTCTGTAAATTTTATAAGTGGAGTATAGCTTTGACCATAGTTCACACTTTTTTGAATACTGGTTACATTTGCAACTGGAGTTTCTTTAAGTAAGATGCGGTCGTATCCGCCTTCAGTATACTCTACTAGTGGATCATTATAGTAATCTACAAATGTACGTTTACAATAAGTTTTGGCAAACTGCGATACTTTTGGAATTAAACTGTCAATTTCACCATCGGAATTTGCACTGTTAATTCCCATATAACTTTTGTATTCCTGTCTGGTAAATAAGTTTAGTCCCATATTCGCTCCTATGTTTCCAGTCCAGACTCGTTAGAATCCGGACCAGAAACAGGACTCCAAGAGTCCTGTTAGTTCCCATCCCTTGAGAATTAGGCTACATAACGTAGGGCACTTACACCCATACCGTGATTTGTAGTAACTTGTGTCATGCCAGTGCGTAGGCTGGCAACCATAACACGACGCTGTGTTTCTACTAGATCGTCGGTATCAACACGTAGGCCACGCTGATTACCAACTAGGAAGTTCATAGGTGCAAAGCAAATTGCGGCTACTTCTCCGGCAGCTTTATCAGCAAACTCACCGCTTACTAGAACAGGAGTATTAGCAACGCTACCGATTTGACCTGTTAATAGAGTGGCTTGATTACCGACTTTGTCAACTGTTAGGAAGTTGTCATCATCTAGAAGGTCATAGTAACCGTCAGTGCTAACAATATAAATTAGCTCGGCAGGGTCAAGACCCCAAACACCTAGATCGCGACGCATTGCACGAAGTGTGGCAACTGTTAGCTTTGCATAATTACCAGTAGCAACACCAGCACCATCAATATCTAAATTAACTGCACTAGCTGCATCGTAAGCGGCTAAACCTTTAACAGGGTCTGCACCGGCACCGGCTCCACGTAGCATAGCGCGATCTACTGCGCGTGCAACGCGACGAACCATTGCGTCACGAATAACAGGCATAATTGCGATTAGTGCATCTTCTTCTTCCTCAAATGCAACATACTCGTTGGTAGCAACTTTGTATGCATTTAAGGTGATTTCTTTTAGAAGATGTGTTGCATTACCACCAGCACTGGCGCTAGAACCAAACTGGTTATTCTGAACCCATGTTGCAACACCTGCTTCTGGATTTACAGGAATAGTCATAACATTGGTTTGCATTGCAATGCTACGAATTGTAGGAGCAACTACTAAGCGACGGCGAACTTCGTTTTCCATTGCTAGGCTAACTTCTAGTTCCCATGTTGCGCTTGGAACGTGTGCACCATACTTTTCGACCATTTGCTTGCCGAAACGTGTGCCTTCTAGGCCTTTACCGCTCATTTTTGATAAGAGAACTGCTTTCTCTTTATCTTCGTAGCTCATTCCGCCTTTGTTGTCAGCGAATTGCATTTTTGACTTCTGAATTGCTTCTAGCTCAGTTGCTTTTTCTTTTAGTGCAGCTTCTAGACCAGCAATAACGCTCTTGGTCTGATCAGCTTGCTCTTGAAAGCGCTTCTCAACTTCGGCTAGGAGCTTCTCAGCACCAGTTTCAGTTGGGGTAACAGCAGCAACAGCTGCTTTGATACGATCTTGTAGCTCTTTCTCAGCACGCTCTTTAGCAGCTTTTTCAGCAGCTTCTTGAGCTTGTTGCTCAGCAATAGCCTTAGCAGCAGAAACAGCAGCTTCTTGTGCGGCTTGGGCTAATAGTTCTTTAAGTTCTTTTGAATCCATATTCCATTCCTCGGTTGTTTTGCTATCTGCCTGCTTGGCGAGCTCTAGCCCTTTAGCTGATTCGCTTTGGGGTGCAAATTGCATTAAAAATTCACGATATTCGCTTTCGTTGGCGAATGATTTTGATAAGTTAAATAAGGTGTTTTGATTTGCAGGTACTGAAACTACACTAATTTCATGTAATTCTAATTCTTTTACTAAGAAAACTTCTGCGCTTGAATTATATTCGGCGTCTTTGATTCGGAATCCAACTGAAAAAGCTGTTAGTACTTCGTCTTTTACTAGTTGATGAACTTTTTCAGCAGCTTTAGAAATTTTTGCCTTAATCCATAATCCTTTAGTGTCAATCTTGTGCTCTGTCATACGACCCACAGGTTGTGTATGGTCATGAAAGGCTAAGATAACTGGATTTTTAAGGTAATTTTCTAAACCTTTTTCCCATACGCTTGCAGGTATTACGTCACCGTGACGATCTACGTCAGTGGTACTAGCATAGCCTGCAATTTGTAGGGTTTCATCTTCTGCTGGTAGCGGTTCAGCTTTAGTAAAGAAACTGTTTAAGTACAGAATCTTGTTTTTATCTACCATTTTTTCCTCTTTTACGCATTTCCAGATTGTTCTGGGCGACCTCCTTGCGAAGGATTTGCT